TGTGTATCCGGGGGGCGCCCCGCGCCATCGACGCCCGGTGTAACCGGCAGTTCGGCAACGTCGCCGCGACCGCCCGCGTCTACCGCCGGCAACCGGTCTACGACCCGACGCTCGGCCTGTGGACCCTGACCGTCGACGACTTCTACAGCACGACCGGCGGCGTAGTGGACGGCACCGCCTGGGCATCCGCCGGCCTGGTCGCGCTGCCGGACAACGCGCCGTTGGACGGCCGCCCGTACGAGCGGATCGGCTACTACGTCGCGCCGATCCCCCCGTCGCCCGGCTACCCGACCCCGATCACCGTCACGATGCCGTGGGGATGGGCCGCTGTGCCGTCCCAGGTGGCCGCTGCCGCCCGGTTGCAGGTCTCCCGGTGGGCAGCGCGCCGCGATAGCCCGTACGGCGTCGCTGGGTCGCCGGAGAACGGCTCAGAGATTCGGCTGCTCGCCAAGCTCGACCCCGACGTGTCCGTGATGCTCGCGCGGCTCACGCGGCCGCGCCGGGTCGGGTGACGCCGTGGACCTCGCCGCCGTCATGACCGAGGTGGCCGCGGCCGCCGCGACCGTCACCGGCCTGCGCACGTCCAGCTGGTCGGACAAGTCCGTCCTACCGCCGGCCGCCCTGGTCGACCTACCCAACGAGATCAACTACCGTGACGCGCAGTACGGCGAGCGGATCGATGATCTCCCCCTGATTCTGCTCGTCGGCGCCGCGACGCAGCGCACCGCCGTGACCCGGCTGGCCGCGTACCTGAAGGGCACCGGGGCCAGCTCGGTCAAGGCCGCCGTCGAGGCGTACGCGTACACCTCGGCCGACTCGGTAACCGTTCGCCGCGTGGAGATCACCACCGCCAAGGTCGCCGCCATTGACTACCTCGCGGCGATCTTCCACCTCGACGTCTACGGCAAGGGAAACTGATCATGACGTTCATCCACGGCAAGAACACGATCACCAAGGTCGGCTCGACGGACATCAGTGCGTACGTCAAAACGTCGAACTTCGAGCAGACCGCCGACGTGCACGACGTCACCGGCGGCGGCGCGACCGGCCACGCCAAGCAGGGCGGTCTACTCGACGGGAAGTTCACGTGCGGCGGCACGTACGACAACACCGCCAGCACCGGCCCCCGGGCGAAGCTCCAGCCGCTGCTCGGCACCACGCAGACGATCATCCGGCAGCCCGAGGGCACCGGCACCGGCAAGGCGCAGGACAGCTTCAGCGCGGTCGTCAGCAAGTACGCCGAGAGCGCGCCCGTAGACGACATGATCACGTGGTCAGCAGAGTTCGAGATCAGCGGCACCGTCAACAGCGCGCCGCAGTAACCGAAAGGCACAGGGGTGGACAAGACAGCACTGCTCACGAGGAAACTGCCCGAGGCCGACGTCGACATTCCCGACGTCGGCACCATCCGGGTCCGGGCCCTCACTCGCGCCGAGGCGTTGTACGCCCAGGCCGGGCAGGACAAGCACGGCGTCGGCGAGTTCGAGGTGCGGATGCTCGCCGCCGGCCTGGTCGACCCGCAGCTGTCCGAGGACGAAGTGCGCGAGTGGCAGACGCACGCCGTCGCCGGCGACTGGGAACCGATCACCCGCAAGATTGGTGAGCTGTCCCGAATGCTCGCCGACGCCGGCAAGGAGGCGTACAAAAGCGTTCGAAAGCGATCCTGAGTTAGAGTTCGAGTTCTATCTCGCGCAGAAATTGTCAATGACGGTAGCGGAAATGAGGGAGCGCATGTCACAGAATGAGTTCGTGATGTGGTCCCGCTATTACGCCCGAATGGCGCAACGGCGCGAGCTGGAAAGCAAGATGAGCCGATGACCCGCGAGACGATTAAGGTCACCGGCCTGCGCGAGTTCCAACGCGCGTTGCGCACGATGGACGCCGAGCTGCCGCGCCAGCTGCGCCTGGTGCTCAACGAGGCCGGGCAGATCATCATCGACTACGCGCGGCCGCGCATCCCGTCCAGGACCGGCCGGGCGGCGGCGTCGCTGAAGCTGCGGAGCTCGCAGCGGGCCGTCCGCCTGGCCGTGGGCGGCGCCCGCGCGCCGTACTATCCCTGGCTCGACTTCGGCGGCCAGGGACGCAGGAAGGGCCGCCCGCCGCACCGTCCGTTCCTGAAGCAGGGCCGGTACGTCTACGCCGGCCTCGCGGCCAAGCGCCAGGACATCATCGACGTGATGGCGCAGGGCATGACCGAGTTGGCGAAGTCCGCAGGGCTGGAGGTGGAGTAGGTGCCCAATCAGGTCACCCTGACGTTCGCCGGCGACACCGCCAACGCCGAAGCCGGGTTCAAGCGCGTCGGCGCCGCGTCCGAGGAGATGGGCGGCAAGGTCGGCCAGTCGTCCAAGGCCCTGGCGGAGCACGAGAACGGCCTGTCGCGGGTGGGCGGCTCGGCCGACAACGCCGAACGCAACCTGATCGGCGTGCACGACATCATCGACGGCACCGCCACGATCATGCAGGGCCCCGGGAAACAGGGCATGGTCGCGTACATCCAAGGCTGGGCCGACCTCGCCGGCGGTATCGCACCGGTCGCCGAGTACCTGGGAAAGGCGAAGCTCGCCACGCTCGGCCAGGCCGCCGCGCAGAAGGCCGCCGCGGTCGGCGCCCGTATCTGGGCCGCCGCACAATGGCTGATGAATAGCGCACTGCTCGCCTCTCCGCTGACGTGGATCGTCATTGGAATCATCGCCGTGGTGGCCGCCATCGTGCTTATCGCCACGAAAACCCGATGGTTTCAAGAGGCGTGGTCCGCTTCCTGGAAATGGATTAAATCGGCGGCCAGTGCGACATGGGACTTCATTAAGCGCATTCCTGGGTGGACGGCGTCGGCATTCTCGCGCATTGCGTCGGTCATTTCCGCGCCGTACCGGTTCGCGTTCAACGCGATCGCTCGGGCGTGGAACGCCACCGTCGGGCAGCTGTCCTTCAGCGTGCCGGACTGGATTCCCGGGCTGGGCGGGCACACGTTCAGCGCGCCGCGGCTGCCCACGTTCCACACCGGTGGCACCGTGCCGGGCCCGGTGGGCGCCCCGGTCGTCGCGCTGCTCCAGGGCGGCGAGCGGGTCACCTCGACGGCCGGCAGCGTCGACGGCGGCCGCATCGTGGTCGGCTCCGACGGCTCCCGCCTCGGCGACCTCCTGGTCGACGTGCTCCGCGTGGCGATGCAGGCCCGCGGCGGCGACCCGGCCACCCTCGGCCTGAAGGTCGCGTCGTGACGATGCACAGCTGGACGGCGGCCCTGTTCTACAGCGGCGCGTGGCAGACGCAGCCGGCCGCGGACATCCTCAACTCGGCGAAGCTCCAGACCTCGCGCGGGTACGCCGTTGACGGCGAGATGAAACCGGCCATGATCCGCTGGCGGTTCAACAGCTCGGCGGTCGGCAACCCGTACGACCCGGACGACCCACGGTCGCCGCTGTACGGGCTCGCCGGCCGGAACATCCCCGTGAGCCTGTCCGTCGACGGCGTCACCGACGCGGTATGCGAGGCGTCGAGCTGGTCGCCCGGCCGCACGATCGACTACGTCGAGAGCGCGAGCAACCCGCGCGGCATTCGGTACGTGGACCTGACTGCGAACGGCATCCTGCGCCGGGTCGGGCAGTGGTCCCGGCAGCTGATCTCGCCCATGCGGCAGTGGATCAGCGGGTACGCCAACCTGCGCGGGTACTGGCCGCTGGAGGACGGCACCGCGGCGACGCAGCTCACGAACGCGTGGCCGTCCGGGCTGCCCGGCTACGTCCGGGCCGGCGTGACGTTCCAAGGCACCGCCGGGCCGTCCGGGTCCGACAAGGTGATCACTACGCAGGCCGGCAACGTGTTCGGCGGCCAGTTCGGCGCCGGGTCGACCACGGCCGGGTGGCAGCTGTTCCTGTCGTTCAACGCGACCAGCTCGACGTTGAGCGCGACCCGCTCGCCGTTCCTGCGCTGGCGCACGAGCAACGGGTACAGCTGGACGTTCGGCGCCACGAACGGCGCCTACACCATCGACGTCGTTGACTCCGACGGGACGTCGCTGCTCTCGAACGCCGTGCTGTACGGCACCGGCGCCCAGCCGCAGCAATGGGTGACGATGCGATTCAAGGTCACCGCGTCCGGGTCGACCGTCACCGTCGAGGCCGCTTGGTACAACCAGGGCGGCGCGTTCACGTACGGCACGACGTGGACCTTCACCGGCACCGTAGGGCGCCTGACCGCGTGGTACCAAGGGGACACCGCAGGCCTCGCGCTGGGCCACATCGGAGGCCTGACGACCGGCACCGACGACCTGACGTCGTACAGCTTCCAACGCGCGTTCGACGGCTACGCCGGCGAGACGACCGACGCCCGGTTCGCGCGGCTGTGCTCACAGGAGGGCATCCCGTACGCGGTGCTCGGCTCCAGCTCGACGCAGATGGGCCCCCAGGCCGTCGACACCCTGTACAACCATTTCAAAGAGATCATGTCCACAGAGGACGGCATGATCTACGACGCCCGTACGGTGCTGCGCCTGACGTTCCGCACGCGGGCATTCACGTACGCCACCGCGCCGCAGCTGGCGCTGTCGTACCCGAGCGACCTGGGCTGGCCGTTCGAGAAGGTGCTCGATGATCAACAGCTCGCCAACACGGTCACCGTGTCGCAGCGCAACGGCGGCGACGCGACGTCGATCGTGGCGACCGGGCCGACCGCGGCGAACCCGAACGGCGTGTACCCGGGCGTCGGCGAGCTGAAGAAGACGATCGACGTCAACGTCTACAGCGAGGCGGCGCAGCTCCAGCCGCTCGCCGACTGGTACCTGTCCAAGCTGTCGCTGCCCGGCGCCCGGTACCCGACCGTGGTGATCGACTGCGACGCCAACCCGGTCAAGGGCGCCGCGGCCGCCGCGCTCGACCCGGGCGACAAGATCACGATCAGCGGGTACGCGCCGGACACGATCACCCTCAAGGTGATCTGCGTCGAGACGGAGACGGAGCGTGGCCGCCGCACCGTGACCCTGACGTGCGTCCCGGGCGACGTGTGGGCGCCGGCGACGTACGACTCGACCGCCCGGTACGACTCGGCGTCGACCACGCTCGGCGCCGGCGTCACCGCGGCCGCGACCAGCTGGTCGTTCAGCACGACCAACGCCGGCGACGTCTGGGACACCACGGCGACCCCGTACGACGTCCTGTGCGGCGGCGAGCGGGTCACCGTGACCGCGATGGGCGCCGTCACCGGAACCGGCCCGTACGTGCAGACGGCTACCGTCACCCGGGCCGTCAACGGCATCAGCAAGGCGCAGACCGCCGGGTCAGAGATCCACATCGCCACGCCAGGGAGGTACGCGCTGTGACGTACGTGGCCGCCGGCGGCATCATCGCCGCCTCGCACGTGAACGGGCTCTACGACGCCAGCAAGGGCAAGCCAAAGGTTCGGCTGATCCAACAGACCGCCCAGGCGATCGCCTCGGCGACCGACGTCGCGCTGACGTTCGGCGCCGGGTCGACGGATTACGACTCGCACGGGTTTCACTCCGAGGTGACCAACAACACCCGGATCACGCCCAATATCCCGGGCCGGTACCTGTTCCGCGGCGTGTTCTTCATGGCCGGCGCCGGTAGCGGCCTGACGTACATCCTGTTGGCCGCGGCGATCTTCAAGAATGGCGCCGTGCAGTGCCCGCGGATCAGGTCGACCGGGCCGACGCAGACCAACGTAGCGTCCTCGGTCGAGCTGGAGTTCGAGCTCGCGGCCAACGGCACGACGGACTACTTCGAGTTCAAGGGCGTGCAGGTCGGCTCGACGGCCGGCACGTACAACACCAACGTCGGTGGCTCGTTCGCAAGCGTGTTCGAATGCTCATACGAACGCGATCTCTGAGGGGTGATCAACTTGTCCGACTCCAACGGCAGCAACACGCCGCCGGCGCGGTTCTACGCGTCCGCGGTCGTGGCCGTCGTCCTGATAGCCGGCGCCGTCGCGCTGGCCGCCCTGTCCAACCCCGACGCCCACCCGGCGACCGGGACCGTGCTGGGCGTCATCCTGGCCGCCATCCCGGGCGCCGTGGCCGCCGTGTTCGCCGAGCGCGCCGCCCGGGACATCCGCAACGGCGTCATCGTGCAGAAGGTCAAGGAGGGCGCGTCCCAGGCGATCGTGGAGCACGGGGTGATGACCCGCACCGGGCCCGTCGCCTCGGCGCAGCTGGAGGCCCTGACGAAGCTGCTCCAGGTCAACACGAACGCCACGCAGACCAACACCGCCGTCATGCAACAGCAGGCCGCCACCGGCTCGACCGACCCGGGCGTGACCCCGTGAGCGGCTGGGTTGCCGTTCCGGCCGTCCAGTCGCTGCGTGACGCGATCAATCGGGCGTTCCCGGACCGCGACCACGGCAGCGACGGCACGATCGGCGACGCCGCGCACCAGGGCGAGGTGTCCGACCACAACCCGGACGACACCCCGGGCAGCCGCACCGAGCAGACCGACGCCGACAGCATCGCCGAGGTGCGCGCCCTCGACGTCGACGCCGACCTGCGCGCCCCCGGCTACACGATGGCCGACGTGGTCGACGCCGTGCTCGACCGGATGCGGCAGCTCGGCGGCTCCGCGCCGCTGCGGTACATCATCTGGGACCGCCACATCTACCGGCGGTCCGCCGGCTGGGTCGCCGAGGCGTACGCCGGCAGCGACCCGCACACCGGTCACGCACACTTCGACGTGCTCGCCGGCGCCGGCGACGCCGGCAA